TAGGCGATTCTATTAAAGAAACCAAAGACGAATTCAACACCAAGTTAAATGTGATGAAAGAGGAACAAAACAAAGCCATTGACAAGCTCGAAAAGAAGATTGATGTGATTGCTGCGCAGAACCTAACCATTAGCACCAATCTTGCGGAGTTAGCCGGGTTTATCAGGGGCACTAAATAACAACATATGCACGGACCATATGCGGAAATCTATAAAGAGATACACGCAGGTGAGGGTACGATAGCAGACCGCCTTCGCGCTGCTATGAAGCGTCATAAGATTGACATGAAATACGGCTCATTTGAGCGGTTGTATTTCGGTTGGCGTAAAAGACATCAGGCGCAATTAGATGTCCCTGTAAAACCTAAGCTAAATGGAAATTTGGCTAAGCTTGAAAACCATCTTGGTGACTTTGGCAACATGGTAAACGAGTTGATGCCTGAACAGAGCAACCCGCTAGACCTGCCACCATCGAAGGAGGCGAACTATAAACCGTTCAAGCTACCGATAAACCACAACAACATACTTTTAATTGGTGATATCCACGTGCCGTATCACAACATACAGGCTTTAACGCTTGCATTGAAGTATGGACTGGAGAATGAAGTCAACACAATCCTGCTCAATGGTGACATAATCGACTTCTATGCTATCAGCCGATTTGAAAAAGACCCGCGTAAGCGTAACTTCGGGCATGAGGTACTAATGACAAGGCAGTTTCTTGCCACACTACGCAAGCTATTCCCGAACGCTGCGATATATTATAAGTGCGGAAACCATGATGTGCGCTATGACCATTATATAATGCGCAATGCACCTGATTTGTTGGGTATGGATGAGTTCAATTTCGAATCACTCATGCACTTAGATCAACACAACATCACATTCATACCGGATAAGCAAGTAATTCACGCAGGAAACTTGACAATCTTACACGGGCATGAGTTAGGAGCGTCTGTATTTAGTCCTGTGAACATTGCACGTGGTTTGTTTTTACGTGCTAAGGCTAATGCATTATGCGGCCACCATCACCAAGCATCAGAACACACAGAGCCAAACATCAATGGTAAGCTAACAACATGCTGGAGTGTGGCGTGCCTGTGCGAGCTGCATCCCGATTACATGCCAATCAATAAACACCATCATGGTTTTGCGCATGTACGTGTAATGGACACGGGCGAATTTGAAGTAAATAACTATCGTATTGTGAATGGTAAGATTAGATAAGAAAAAGGCTCCACGTTAGGAGCCTTGTTCTATCAATCAATAACAAAAACAATAATGCAATGAACCATTACACTAAGTCGCAAATATAGCACAATGAAAGGCAAGCCACATCCAAAAGTCGTACAGCGTAAGTTGGGCAGGGAGCGTGCGGATGGTTTGTACTGTGATAACGTAATTGAAATTGACCCTACGTTGCCACCTATGCGCTACCTGATTGTGCTTGTCCATGAATACCTTCATCACATTCAACCTGAGTGGAGCGAGGAAAAGGTAGATGCTGAAGGCGAAGCACTGGGTAGGTTTCTTTGGAAACAAGGTTATCGCAAGGTGCAGCAATGATGCGTCCGCTGCTAAGGATTAAGTAGCGTGTCAAAACTTATCTGCTATTCCGGCATCGAGTAACTCACTTGCCAACCATTCGCGTATCTTACCTACTATGTCGTATTGTTCTTGGGTAAGGTCTTGATATTTTTCAAGGCTACGCAGATGCTGTTGCACTTCGTATAGCGTATCAAAATACCTTACACCATTAACAGCACAACTAAATGCGTGCTGGTCTTCGCGTAAATCAAATGTTAGTGTTGCTTTCATTTTCTGATTTGTTTGGTAATCCTGCTTTACAATCTGTGTAACCTTCGTTATAGGAATTAATAAGGTTATTCATTTCAATGGTTTGAACTGCGTTCAATAGCATTTCCATTTCGGCCCATGTCATGCGTATGGCTTGACCTTTAAACTTGCGCTTTAAGGTTAGATGCAATCTGCGAATGGCTGTTTCTTTTTTTTCTTGGCTCATAAATACTTTGTGTCTTTGGTTATGGTAAATAAGTCTTTATTCACCGCTTTAATTTTATGGAATAGGTTGTTTTTTAGATAGGTTGTTTCGGCCTTGCTGTACATGCTTAACAACAAGACCCGTTCCTCGCGTAGATCGTCAAGCGTTAGTAGTTTTCTTTTGGGCATTGAGTTTAAGTATTTCGTTTTTAACGTGCATGTAGTACGCCTTGACCGAATAGTATTCACCGGTTCCTTCGAAGTCATTCACGATGTCATCGGGTGCGTTAGCCAGTGCTTCATCTACGCAATACAACGCGCAGTTGATTGCTTTGAAATGCACCTGTGCTAACTGACCTTCTTGCGATTCACCCTCGACTATATCAAAATAGTTCGAGTACAGTTGCCATGCTTTGTCTTTTGCTTTCATTTGTATCTTTGATTATAGTAGTCTTCACCATTCTCATATGCAATTTCATTTGATATTGACATACTGCCATCGTCATGAATCTTTGGTAGCCATTTAACTTTTTCTTCCATAAATGCTTCTATAATCTGACATTTTTCGAGGTCTTTGGCTTGCCTTCCTAATCTGGTAATTGCTAATGCATCCAGTGTACCTTCCGCAATGTGATTGCGTAGTTCATCAATTAAAAATTCTACTGCTGTTCTATTGCTCATAATGATAAAGTATTTAAGTATTCACGCCACATTGGTACACGCTCCTGAAGCTTTGCGATTGCTTCTGCATCAAACTCCACTACCTTTTCGTGGATGCGTTCTTGCACTGGTATGTCGTATTCCCAACTTGACAAATCACTTTCAAGATTAGCGTGTGGATTCTCTGCAAGGAAGGTAGGCATATCGTAAATCATGTTACGTTCTATGCGCGATGCCTTCTTAATGAATTCAGGATTGCTTTGTGGATCAATAAGATTCATGCGCAATGATAGGCGATACTTTTCAGTGTCTATCATTTGACTTGGCGCATTGACAAGTACGAAACAAAACGTTGCTGTTGGTGCGCCCGTTAGCCACATGTATGCTTGACCTTGCCAGTAGTAGTCTTTGCTCAACTCGTTAGCCTTTGCATCTATAAAGGTATGAATGTCCCAACTGCTTTTAATATCCGGCACGTTTACCACTGCGCCACCATCTTTGATAAGCAAATCAGGTGTGCCTTTGATGTAGTCATTGGTGAACATCTGTTCATTCTTGAATACGATTTGCTTGCGCTCCCTGCGCCACATATCGATAGCGTCATTCTCAACAGCCAATCCTTTCTCGATGTACTTGTTGCTGATTTCTTTGTAGCGTTTGTACTTGTTCTGCACATAGATTTCAAGTAGTGCGCTCTTGCAGGTTTCACTTAGTCCTGTCTTTGTGCGTGCATCGGTCATAAGCTTACCAAGCTGCGATGCTCTGAATAAAGTTTGTTCCATTGTGTTTTGTTTTTGTTTTTGACAAGTTCGGAAATTCCGAACAACTTGATTGATGGTGCTAAGATACTACAACAATCCGCTTAGTTGCTCTTTTTTAACATTTACTAGCGGCTCAATCTGTGCATAGAATTCTTGCGGGCATGCCTGCAAAATGATGTCGCAATCATCAAGGCTCTGTGCTTTCTCGATTAACTCAAGCAAGTATTGCAAATCCTTATTCGATGCGTTAAGTGTACCCTTCAGCTTGAATGGCTTGTACATGTCTACGTTCTTGCGGTTAAGGTCACGGCCTAACAACTTACCAAATGACACAGCAGCGTTTTTAAGGCACTCTGTTTTAAGTTTAGGAAACGCAAGGTCTAAAGCATTAGGCTTTTTGTTATCTGCGTTTAATGCCCATCTATTGCGTTCGATGTTGTCAAGGTTCTGTGGCGCCCTATCTACCATGATAACAATAGATGCTGCTCCCGTGCGGCGCAACTCATAGCCGGTTATCGGATGAATCACTACAAGGTCAAGACTACCGACAACCTCGTTAGCCATGCGTTCCCACTTAAAGTTTTCAGTGCGCCAGTGCCCGAAAAACATTTCGTCTAGTGTGGTTTCTACGTGTGATATTACAAGCGTAACCGCTTTACCATCGGGTGTTTTTTCAATGCCGACTTGGTCGGGTGATGCGTTGAGCATTTGCTGAAACTTTTGCAATGCTTCAAGATTGTCTTTGTGGAATGAGTTCATGTTGTTATTGATTTGGATTAATACTTAGCAAGGCAATCGTTGAGTTCTTGGCAGTAAGAAAGTAGTGCGAAGATTACGATGATGGCTACGACGTAGCGGAGAATAGTAGATGCTGTTTTCATTGTGTTGTGCGTTGATCAGCCGCACCCCTGTGTTGATTATTTTAAAAGCACAATTCAGATTTACTTAAAGGATAAATCACTGGCATTGAATTAATATCGTAATAACCATCGCCGTAACACTCAATAGCAGTAACATGTGTTTCAGTACCATCTTTAATTTTAAACTCGTTAAATCCAGTTACTCTAAATTTTGCTCCTGTTGGTACATACGTTAAAAGCGTTCCCATTTTGATTGATTGAATTTCTTTGGTTGTCATAACTTTAAATTTTTTGTTGTTGTTTGATGGGTCAAATGTACTGCAAATAATTGCACACACAAGTATTTTAACAAATTTTAACAAACGTGTAATTGAAAATCAATGACTTACGCCCACGAATAGCTGCCGTAATTCGGGAATAGTTCGAAGTACATGCGCATCATAATAGCATCAGCGTAATCGGGTGACTTACCGTGCATGCGGGCAATTTCGTCTTTGCTTATCACAGCAAGTTTGCCATCGGCTTCAGGTTGCCGCCTGCGTATCATGTCCAGTTCTTGCACGATTACATCCCGGAACTGATTCACTTTGAAAATTACTTTGTTCTGCTCGATTAATTCCGCAAGCTTGAAATAGCATTCAGCCTTTTGGTTGGTGAATTTATCCGATTGCTTTGCACGCCCACCATTAAGGAAGCCCCTGCAACGGAGCGCATCAACCGCACCCCCGCCAACCCCATCTTCATCACAGATCACATTGCTAAGTTTGATGCTGTGCCTGTCGCATAGTTGGCGAATGGTGCTAACTACGGTGGTGATTGGTTGCTTACGCAGTTCGTGTATTTCCATCAATTGCAAACCATGCCATACGCAAATGACACTTCTATCTTTTCCAAGTCGTGCGATATCCGCACTTATATATTTTTCACCTTTGCTTTCTTCATCCCGGAAGCAGCGCACTAAGTCATCGTATTGGTAAAGGTTGTCTACGCTTTCATCGTATTCCCAATCACCATGCAACAGCCTTCGCCTATCTATTTCGGGCAAACGTTCTAAGGTTTCAAGGTAGCTTTCAGGCAGGTGTGGGTTATCGGTAGGCAGCGATGGAATAAATGCTAGATGCTGTGGCAAACTATCCATCTTATGCGGTGCATAGAACTCATTATAAAGCCAACCTTTGGACGGATTGCAAGTGAGTAGCATCTTGGGTGGTAAGTCATATTCGCGTAGTTTAAAACGAATGCGTGACTGGAGAATGTCTATTGCTCTTTTACTAACCTGTGCCGCCTCGTCTACGTAGGCATCAGTTAATTCTAACCCGCCTAAGCTATGGAACTCTGCATCCGATGGATAAGCAAACAAATCCTTTAAGATTATTTCGCTACCATTGCTGAATGTTATAACGTGCGTTTGATTATTGATTGTGTAATGCTCGTTCGGTGCTAACCCTAACATGTGCGCTACTTCAAAGAATGTCTTTAGCGTGGTCTTTTTTAGCGTGTCAAGTTTACTGCGACCTATCAGACCTCGCGTGCCCGGATACTTGAACCTACGACTTATTTGCCATGCGCAACCGATAAAGGATTTTGAGCCACCTGCCGCTCCACCGAACAGCACCACACGTGCCGGGTGTGAATTACCCAGTACGCGCAGTGCTTCATTTTGTTTCGGTAGGTACTCAATCATTAAACCCGTCGAATTCGATGGAATTAAAAAGGCAAATCACCTGTGCCTTGTGAATCGTCCACTTC